GAGCGCTGATCGAGTCGCCGAGGAGGTCGATCGCCGGGGCGACGTTGGGCTTGAAGATCGCCCGCGCCGTTGCCTTCGAGTACACGTCAGCGGCGTTCGCCTTAGGTGCAACACCCTCGGTGACGGCTGCACCAATCGTGCTCGAAAGCTGCGCCGCGCTGAGGCGATCAGGCACCTGCGTTTCGGGCAGCTTCGAGTCCGAACCGAGCGCCGCCACACCATTCGCCGCACCACGCTTCACCGCAATACGCGCATCCACAACCGTGTTCGTCGGAGCAACCGCATCAGCAGCAGCCTGAACCGCCACATCACGCGCCACGAACGTCTCATCCCGCGCGTCCAACGTCTCCGTGTACACGAGCTCGTTCACCACGAAATTGATCGCGGGCGTCGGCTTGAGTGGTGCGACCGCCGGAAGGTTCACCGTCTCATCAGCCGTCACATCAAACTGGAACGTGCCGATCGACAGGCCCTTAGCCTGACGGAACGACACCTCCCAACGCCCCACCGGAAGACGCAGATAGTCAACCGGAGTGCCCTGCGCGTGGATCCACCCGTCCCCATCGAACACGCCCTCAACAGGCTGCCGCGAGTAAAGAGTCTCCTCCGGCACATCCACAATCTCATCCGGCTCAACCGGCGTGAACAGCACAGTCCCCACCGCCGAACGGGACACATTCGACTGCACCAACCGGTACCGTCCCCGCACAACCCCATACTCAAGCTCAGCCATCAACAAACGCCTTTCAAGACAGGGACGGGCGCACGAGCTGCAAACGGAACGTGTCACCCACAGCGAGATTCGTCATCGTCCAGGTGAAGAGGATGAACCGGGCACCAGACGGTGCGTGGCGGGCCGTAAACCCTGCCTGCACGTAGTCGCCGTCTACTGCGGCGCCTGCGTTGAGGGTCGACGTGTACAGCGCGGAACGACCACTGAGGACGCGTCGGGGTCGCCAGAACGCCGAATGCGCAACCGCAACCGCCGAGGACGATCGGTGGCGGAACTCCATCAGGAACGACGCCGCATCATCAATCGGCAACCACAGGCGGATGTCACCCGCGCCAGCCTGCGTTTTGGTAAAGCGGAGGGCGTTGATGCTCGTGTCGACCTCGAGCGTGCCGATCGCGTCACACTCCCACTCATCCACGATCGACGAGTTCGTGAAGTTCCCGTCGAACAGGTCGCCGTTGTCGCGGTTGCGGAACCGCAGCGTCGACTGGTCGAACCCGGCGGAGTCGTTGATCTTGAACCCGCCAGGTCCGGTCGCGAGGGTCTGCGTGCGCACCGGATCCGCAGACCCCGACACGTGACCGCCGCGGATGACGAACATGTTCGTGTCGCTCGACACGTTGACCATCGCCGCGCCCTGCACCGGCAGAATCCCCGTCGCCGTACCTGACGCGGAAGGGACGATGTTCGTTCCACCGTCGGATGCCGCGAACCGGAAGCCCGTGCTCGACACCTGAGTGAAGTAGTACGTCGTGTTGTTGTCTACGTTCCCGGGTCCGACGACACCACCGAAGCGGAACGGGTCACCCACCTCGAACCGGTCGCGCGGGTTATCCGACCACACCACATCAACCGAACCGTTCGTGAAAGTCGATGCGGTATTCGTCATCACCTGATCGCGCACCAGAATGCGCGGCTCCGAGAGGTTCACCGTCGTACCGTTACCCGACAGGCGGAACCACGACTTGTAAGGCGCGTTCATCTCAATGTGCGGCGACAGCATGTACACCTGCGCGCCACCCGACAGGCGAGCGATTCGCCCCAGGTTGTACGAGAACGAACACACCGTGAAATGCATCGCCTGACCCGACGACACGATGGCCGTACCGTGCCCGGTGATGTCACAGTCGATGAACGACAGGCGCTCACCCGCGTTCTGCGCACCGTCGTACAGCAGACCAATACGTGACAGGGTGATGTTGGAACGGTTGAAGCGGTTCATGTACGCGTTGCGGCCGAACCGCACCGCCGTACCAAACCGGGTAACAACCGACCGGTCGAAGCCCACGTGCGCCGGCTTATCCGAACCCGACGCGCCCGTAATGTTCAGGCCGTTCGTCTTCGTGTCACCCCACAGGATCACACCGAACATGCCCAACGCGGCCTGACGAATCGGCGACGCAATATCACCCGGGTCGGACGAGTACGTCGTCAGCAGCCACTTCGACGCATCATTGATGTCGCACACCAGCACGCCACCACGACCCGACAACACAACCTGAGCCACATCCCACTGCAACTCACGCGTGATCCGGTACTGCTTGTCGATACGAACCTCGACCTTGCCGAACGATGACCGCTCAGCCAACGCCTGCTCAACAGCCGTCGTGTCATCCGTGACACCATCACCGAGCGCGCCGTACTTCTCCGGGCTCGTCGTAATCGGGTAACGCGCACGCAGCGACCGGTCCACCTCAGACGCCACCGCACCGATATACGCAGCAACCGCCGCATCATTCTCGATACCGTTCACACCCGGGATGCCCCGCGGGATGTCAAAGTGCACAGCCTCACCACGCACACCACTGATGTGCACATCCGCCGGCTCATCAAACGCAACCGTCGACGCCGAAGCGACCTCGAACGTACCCGGGTCACCCTTCGGCCCCCTGATGTTCGCAATCTTCTCGTAAGTAACTGTCGCCATCAGAAAGCCACCTTCCGCTGGTACAGGTCACCAGTCACCGTGTTCAGTTGAAAGCCGACGCGGACCCCAGAGTCCGTCGCGGTCGGCGACGCGTAGACGAGGCTGCTGTCGAGTTGCAGGTTCGTCAGAGACGCGAGCTCGCCGCCAACGTCGGCGCGGATTGCGATCGGCCACTCTTCGAACCCGCGGGCACGTTTCTCCGGCGGCTCCGACTCCTGACCCGGCCGCAGATAGTCGAGCCGGAACGTGTACTCAATGTCCGGATCCGACTCAAGGTCAACCGAGAAGCGACCAGTCGACGTGTTGAGGTTGCACTGCACCTCGCCACCCGTGAACAACGCCGCACGCAGATTCGCCTGACGCGGCACCGCCCACAAACGCGGCTGCAACACCGCCGAAACAGGTGTGCGCGAATGATCAAACACAGACCCGAAAACCGTCACAGTCGCCATCAGCCACCCCTATCGACGCGGAGAAAAGAACACAGTGAGAGCAGCCGCCACCACGACAAGGGCGACGGCTGCTCGAGCGAAGATCACTCCGCGTTAGGCGTGGCGTACACGGCTAGGAACGCACCCAGGCCGAGCGTCAGACCGACAATCCCGAGCGGCACAATCTCGCCCCGGAAGTCGATGACGCCATCAGCGCCGGCCAACACAATCGCGGGGCCAAGGGAAGCAGCAACAGCACCCACGCCAGCAACGAACGCCTTACGCGCACGTGCAACGAAACCGGGGCCGGTAGTGATGTCATCAGTCATGACTGTCTCCTTCAAATAGAAAAGCCACCCCGCAGGGTGGCTAATGAGTGGGTTCCGTGGGCCAGTCATCCGACAGATGCTCAATGCCCAACAAGGAAAGAATCGGAGGCGGCAACATCGGCAACGGGCCAGGACGACCACGATGCTCCCAACGCCACTGCTGCGAAGTCACAGCACGCACAGCCTCTTTCAGATCAGAAAACTGCCCCTCCACAGAAGCCAACTTCGCAGACACACCAGCCATCTGCGCCGTCAACACCTCAGTACGCTCATCCACCCGCTGGTCGATGTACTGCATGAGCGTGTCAGCGTCCTTGAACCGGCCGCTGATCGTTCCCTCTTCCACGGCCTCAGCATCAGCGCGGTCCTTGCGGTAAAACCGCCACACCGCAATCAGAGCCGTCAGAACAGCAGAAACAAGCCCGATAAGGGCAACAACGATGCCGACGTCACTCAACCGGCACCCCCAGACCCTTACGCCGCTCCACCGCCCGCCGGTCAGCCCACTCCGTCGCCAGAAGCTCGAGGCGGAACATCGGTAAAGGAAGAGTCAGCAGCAGCATCGTGAAGATGAACCACGACGGCGCCTCCTTAGCAAGCATCTGCTCAGGAGAAGGAGACACCACAATCGCCACCGCATACGCGATGACCATGCCGACCAACAGACTCTTGCCCGCAATCTCCACAGCCCACAGTCGCGGAAACGCCAACCCGAACAAGCACACAAGGGCGACGGTGGCGAAGAGACCAGCCACCAGATCCGTCATATCGCCATACAAGCGATCCAACAGACGCGACCCGTACACAACGCCCGTGACACCAGCCATGAAGGCCAGCACGTCATACACCGGAAGCCAGACACGTTTCAGCGAACGGTACTTCTCCTCACGGGCGGGAATGGCGCCCGGGTGCCAGATGCTCGCACGCCCGACCGCGCGGAGCCAACGCATCAGGACCAAGCACCCTGCGCGAGGATGAGGTCATTGAGACGGTCCTGATTGACCATGACAACCTCAGCAAGAGCAGGCGGCACCACAACCGGCCAACCCTTCTCCTTCAACACGGCAAGAGTGCCACGGTGACGGTTGTAAGTATCTACGTCGGGGTACTGCCACACCTTCCCGCCCATCGGGATTGAGAACACGGCCCCATCGGTGTCACGTCCGGCAATGATCGGTGCCTGCATCTCGTCCTCCTCAGGTACGGGTGTCGCAGTGGTATCGGGGTTGATCACGATGGAGGCAAAAGCCGGAATCGTGAACGGGTCGAAGTCGCCGATGTGCCACTGTTCGCGGGGGGTGACGAAGTCGACGGTGAAGCCGACGAGGCGGCACAGGGCGACGAAGCGGGACCAGGCGAGGATCTCGTTCCCCGGAGCAAGAGAGCGCCAGTTGAAGACGTCGATCGCGGCACAGTCGCGACCCAGGTACACAAGCCCATGCGAGGAGTACCCCGGCACCGCAGCCCAGATGCCAAGTTCCTCGCGGTACTGCACCTGGATGTTTAGCGGCCGATAAGCGTTCCACCCGGGGCTGATGAGCAGCCAAACGCCGTACTTTTCCCACGCGAGGCGCTGCATCTCCTTCCACCGCGCGGCAGTGCCGGTGGGGAGGTAGTGCTGGTCGCCGAGCTTGACGAGCTCGCTCAGTGGCGCGCGGCCGTTCTGATAACGGGGCATAGCCCACGTCCTTCCATCGAGAGCGGTCGGGCCGCCAAGAACCTGCTAACCGAGCAGTGACAGGGGAGCCGAGAACAAGCGCCCCGAAGAGATATCGCGGACGACAACTTCCTTGTTGGACATTGAGTCCGCAGTCGGCAACTGCTCGATCACGGTGAACAGGGCGTCAATGTTGACCTGACCCGAACTGACTGTCACCCGGGATCCGATGCCACGCATCCATGCGATAGAGCCGTTCGCGGAGATGTCCACGCCGCCACCCGGCGGCACAAGACCGATAGCAGTACCACCACCAGTCAGCCCGACCTTGAGCTTCGCGCCGTTAGACAACGTGAACTCGCCGTCCTCCAACGTCGCCTGCTGCGAACCAGTACCAATCGTGATCTTGTTCGGCTCCACCACCACGTTGCCCGCAGTGATCTTGCCGTCCTCGATGAGCACGTCCCCGACCTTGATGCGACCAGCACCAGTCACCTCAATGTCGCCGGTCACCGTCATCACACCGGTCAGGTCAACATCACCCGTGATGTCTACCGGGCCGGAGATCGTCAACTGCCCCGTGATCGAGCCGTCGCCAGCCAGGTTGAACGGGCCGTCCACATTGAACTGACCCGTCACTGTCGACGTGCCATCGACCTGCAACGTGCCCACGATCTCGACGCGACCACCCGCGTCAACACGGAGCAGGCCACCAATGAACCGCAGCCGCCCCTCAGAGACAGACGCGTTCTTCAACAGGGGTGACGTCTCGAGCGCCTTCAACCGGCGTTCGTAATCCTCGAGGCGAGCGATAAGCCGATCAACGTCATCAGCCATACTTCACCCCCTCCGGAGTCACCATGTTCGACGTCGAATCCAGCCGAAGCGTCTTCACCCGATGCGACCAACGCCCCTCAGGGATCACCGGGTCACCGTAGATGTCTAGGTGCAGGACGTTTCCCGGAAGCAGATCAGCCGGCGACAGGTCAGGACCCACCTGCACAGAAAACCCAAGCTCGCGCGTCGGCAAACCGTTCTGCGCAACATCCGCATCAGCGATCGCCTGCAACTGCGCCAAATCCGTGATCTCACGCGACGCCGCATACCGGTCACGAATCGGGTAGATCGTCGCGTTGTTACCCGCCCACGCCCGCAACGCATCATCCTCAGTACCGGAACCCGTGTGCGAAACACCCGTCACCATGTCCGACCCGTCACGCTCATACGACGGCTCACGAACCGGAGAAGCGGGCGAGTCATACGGCAAAACCGTCTCCCCCACCACAACCGGCGACGCGGCCACAGTCGCATGACGCAGCACCCCGGCGCCGTCCAAGTAATCCCGGTGACTGATCTCCACACCCGCAGCACGAATCTGGTCCAGCAGGCTCATGATCGTCAGCGACTCCCACCGCCGCCACAACCGCGTAAACCCACCAGCCTGATCAGCCGGAAGGTCAAAGTTCAGCGGCCACGTCCCACCAGCCGGCGACGGACCACCCCACATCGCACGCTGCAAAATCGCGCGCACAGCGCCCTGATACGACCGGTTCGTGACACTCAAATCACCATCCGCGTACCGGTTCACGCCGAACGTCAAACGCGCCGGGAAGAACACATCCGACGAATGCTGAAACGGAACACGCATACGCCCCGAAGCTGGATCCCACACGGTGCGACCAGCAATGACACCAGACCCCACCACGACGTCATCCCACAAACAAGCGACCTCGAACAGGCCAGTCGGATCCGTCAACTCATGAATGTCAGCACGGCCAAGACCCTGCTCACCCACCAGGAACGACAACGTGCCACCAGAACCCTTCTCAAGGTTCACCGTCCACGACGCCTCAGCATCAACCAGCGGATGCTCAAGCTGACCAGAGAGAGTGCGATGCAACTGAAACCGGTACATCGCACCCCCACTCATCACCCGTAGGTGTCAACAACTTCCACGGTCATAGACCCAGCCGAAATGGACATCGGCGTCGGCGGCGCATCAGCAGGAACACCCCACGTCTGAGCCCGCGTCACCGCACCACGAAGAACCGTCCCGTTACGCCGCAACAGTCCCGTGCGCATATCAATGACGTCCTGCCCAGAACCCGGACCCGAAGACACCACAAACCGGCGACCCTCCGGACCAGACACCGTGTACCCGCCGCTCACACCAGTCACCTTCACCCGCGGAGCAGCCGTATACGAACCCCGGTGGAACACGCCCACATTCGCACCCGAGAACGACTGCATGGCTCCGTACTTCAACGGGTCACCACACTTGATCTCGAGCTCGCACTCCAAGTACCGGCCGAACACGACCACCGACACATCAGGAGCACCCACCCGACGCCCGTACACGAACCGCGTATCCGGACCGTCCTGCACCGTGACCACGCCATCCTCACGAATGGGAAGCAGGCCCAAACGATCCACCATGCTCCGCTGCGCGAACCGTGACGACGACTCCAAATACCCGGACACGATTACCTGACGCGCACCCAAATACAACGGCAAATCGAACTCGCCATCACTGGTCGGCCGATCCTCCGAACGGTTCCTCGCACCGGCCGGAGCATCCCACCCACGGATCGTCCGCAACTGGAACACATCCTGAGAAGTCAGCCGCTCCGAACCGTCAAACGTGATCCCACCGAACGTCAGCTTGAACATCAACGCCTCCCAAGCCGAGCAACAACCTTCGCCGCAATACGGTTACCCACGGCATCCGGATCCTCACCCCGCTCAGCAACCACATCCACCTTCACGTTCGTGTCACCCCGACCAGCCGCACCAGCAGGCACGCCAAGACGACGGCCCGTGTCTTCCCAGATCGCAATGTTCCGATCGCGCTGGTCAGGCTTGCCCGAGATGTACGACTCCCAGATCGTCTCCGGCTCAGCGAACTTGTGAATCGGAGCCCCGCCGGCATACACACCGGTAGGGAACCCGCCACCCGCGAACGCCTGCACCATGCGCGTCTGATAGTCGAACAAGTTGCCGTTCGCGGAGCCCGCGACCTGACCACCCGAACCACCCTGACCCGGAGAAATCCGGAACTGGTGATCACCGGTCACGTCACGAATCTGGGCCTGCAAGTTCGACAGGTACGAGTACGCCTCCGAGTAACCAAGCATCGAAATCTTGATCACCGGCGCCGTCGGGATCGCGTTCACCGCGTTCGCAACGTTCGACAGTGCACCCTCAACCTGACTCGCCGAACCAAGGTTCTGCTCAGCCCACGCGACGGCCTCATCACGAGAACCGGTCATCGCCGCAATCTGGTCGATGATCGCATCGCGACCCTTCGCCCACTCGGCTCGAGCGTCCTCATACGTGCCGCCGTTGTCGATGATCGCCTGCGCGGCATCGCGGTGCGACTGCTCAACGTCGCGCATACTGTCGCGCAACTTGATCGACGCATCATTCGTCCCATCAAACGACGTGCCCTCAGCTTTAGCCGCTTCGGACATTGCGTTGATCGCGCCCTGCGCCTGATCCATTGCCTCGCCCATGCCCATGGCGGTGCCGCCGACGTTCTCCAACGCCTTCGCCAGATCATCCACGTTCTGCTGAGCTTCCTCAGCAACCTTCGCGAACTCCTCAGTCGCATCCTTCGCCGGAGCCACAGCCTCAGCCGTGTCGCCCATCGCATACGCAAGCAACTCCTGCTTGTCACGCGCGTCGACACTGCCACCAGCCATCTCAAGGAACGCATCCCGCAGCGCCGGCATCTCATCAAGCAACTGCGCAGCCTGATCATCCGTCAGCTTGTAGGCCTCAACGAGTTCACGGAACTGACGCTGAGCCGCCGGAAGATCATCCGACGCCAACCCAGCCAGTGCCTCACCGAGACGTTTCAACGAGTCATATGCACCACGCTGACCGATGGTCGTGTTGAGCGCATCAGCCCAATTGCCCTGCGCGCTGATCGCGTGATCCAGCAGCTCAGGCAGCTTCGCGAGATCGTTGCGATAGTCACCCATCCACGTCGTCTCAAGGCTTCCGCGCTCACCCGCCGCCTGCAAAAGCTCGAGCGCGCTACGCGAGTTCTGCGCAGCGTTCTTAAGCTCCACCTGCGACGGGATGCCGTCCTGAATTGCCGCGTTGAAAGCGACCGTCGCAGCCGTCGCGGCAAGCATCGCCAGACCCCAAGGGCCACCCAGAAAACTCACCATGCCGCGGAGACCGCGAGCAGCCGTGCCACGCGTCACGTTCAACTGATCGAGCGCCAAACGGAACTGAGCAATCTTCGGGATAGCGACAAGCGCACCACCGCCAACGAGGCCGATGCCACCAGCAAGAGCAACCAGGCCGAGCGACAGTTGCTGCGCCCAATCCGGCAGTTCGTTGAAGCCGTCAACCATGTTAGAGAGGGACTGGACCAGTAGGCGGAGCGGCCCGTCGGTGCCCTCTCCCATGGTTATGAAAGCCGTCTCAAGCGCACCCGTGAACGCTTCCCAGTCGCCTATTAGGTTGTCCAAGCGCTCGGCGGCGACTTTGGCGGCGTACCCCTGGTCGTTGACGGCACGCGTCCAACCGTTGATACCGTCCTCACCCTCGCGGAGAAGGATGTTGGCACCACGGATCGCGTCCTGACCGAAGATCATCGCAAGGGTCTGATCCTTCTGCGCCTGGGTCATCCCCTTGAGCGACGACGCAAGCTCCCCCGCCAGACCCGCCATACCGATGAAGTTGCCCGACGCGTCATACGCCTGGAAACCAATCTCCTCCATCAACCCGGCGACCTCTTTAGTCGGGTTCGCCATGCGCAGCAGCATCGTCCGCAGCGACGTGCCAGCGTCAGAACCGAGCATGCCCGCCTGCGCAAACGCCGCCAACGTACCCGTCGTCTCCTCAACCGAAAGACCGAACTGCGACGCAACCAGACCCGACTGGTTCAGCGCGCCGGCCATGTCAGTGACATCACCCATCGCCTTGCCAGCGCCAGCAGCGAGCAGGTCGGCAACGTGCGACGCATCCTTGCCCTCAAGGCTGAACTGCTGCATCGTCGTGGACGCGATCTCAGCCGACTGCGCCACACCCAGACCGCCAGCAGCAGCCAGGTCCAACGCACCCTTGAGCCCACCGCCCAGAATGTCCTTCGCGGACACACCAGCCTTAGCCATCTCCTCGATCGCATTCGCCGCCTCCGTGGCAGAGAACACCGTCGAAGCGCCAGCCTCAATAGCCGCAGCCCGCAACTCATCCAAGCTGCCGCGCGCATCCGCGCCCGTCGCAGCCACATACGACATCGCCTGATCGAAACGAGCGAACGCACCAATCGCGACACCCACGCCAGCCGCAAGAGTCGCACCCATCGCAGTGCCAGCAGAACCCAACGTCTGCATCGCCTCACGCGTCTGAGCCAGCTTCTCCGCCTCAGTGCCCACCGTGCGGGTAACCTGAGCGGCCTTCGCCATCTCAGCGTTGTACTCCGACACGCGCGCCCGAAGAGTGACCGCAACAACACGTTCAGCCATGCGGCACCACTCTCTTTAGTTAGACTCCGGGGCATGGCACAGCAACGACCCACATGGCTCGTCATCGTCCGCTACGGAGGAATCGTCGCCGCCATCGGGCTCGTCATAGCCATCGTCGGAGGTGCGATTTCATTCGGCGCCCTACAGTTCGGACTAGTCGTCGCCGTCATCGGTATCGTCGGCGTAATCGCCGGCATCATCTACCGGTTCGCCGCCGACAGCCGCTGACTTTGGACGCACCGTCCACAACCGATCCGACAGGTCGAAGCCCGGATACGCCTTCTCGAACGCCTTCACCGTCTTCTGATAAGCCTGCTCAGAGAAGTCGACGTCATTGACCACTTCCCAATCCGACTGACGCGCAGGATTCGTAGCCTCATCCAGCAGGATCCCCCGCCGGTTACGTGGACGCCGCTCATCGCGCAACGACCCCAACCACGCAGCACGATCCGCATCATCGAACTCAGGCTCACGAACCGTAATCGAACGCGTCACCCACGACGGATGCGCAGGATCCTCACGCAAAAACGTCGTCACCTCGGCGGGCTCCCAACCGTGGAACCTCCGCGGCGAAAACCCCGCCGCACGAGACAGCTCTACCGCTGGCCCGCCCGCGCTTTTCCCAAATCATCCAGCCGCTTGATCGCAGACAGAACGTTCAGACCCCAGATCACCGTGCCCAGGTTGTTGTGGTCAACGCCGCCTAACACATCAAGCAGCGCGTTCCACGTCTCCTTATCCACCGGCTCGCCAGCCACGCGCACACGCGACACAGGATACTTCCGAGCCGCCGTCGCCTGGTTATACCCAAGGTTCTCGTCAGACGGAACGCCCGGTCGCGGGGGACACGCAGCCATCAACGCGTGCCACTCATCCGCCCGCAACTTTGCGAACTCCACCTCAACAAGCTCATCGCCCAGAGGAACATTCACCACATCAGTCGCATGAGGATCGACGCGGTTCTTCTCCGCCTCAATCAGAGCCTTGAGATCCATCTACTCCACCAACCCACCAGGAAGAAGAAACCGGCAGGACGGCGCCTGGTGGAAACCACCGCCCTGCCGGAACCACATCAAGACGTAGCGACCGTGACTTCCTTCGCCACACGCGACGTCACATTCGCCTTGACAACCTTCATCAGCTCAGTGTTCTGAGCCGGAGGAACATCACGCGGACGACCAATCTCAACCGGCGCCACCACATTCAGCTTCTGACCGGCCGCGATCGCAAGCTCATTCGGGTAACCCAGGCGCTCAACCAGGTAACCCTTTGCGCCCTTCACCAGAACCGTCTCCGCATCCGTCGGGGTCTCACGGTTGTACACATATTTGAGCTCAAACGTGTCCGTCTCGATACCGTCCAGCTCGAGCACCTGAGCCAGCGTGTACCGGCCAGTCGTGATCGTCGCAATCGAGTTGTCGTGAGCGAAACCATCCGGGGCGAGCCCGTAAGTCAGCTTCTCAACCGTCCCCGCCGTCAGCTCGGCGACAGTCGGATTGTCGATATCTTCAATCGTCGGAACCCACAGAACGAGGCCATTCCCGTCTGCGGGAGTACCAGGCTGCACACTCTCAGCTGCCATGTCATCTCCTAGGAGTCATCCCCCGCAGGGGCAGGTTTCTTGTCAGATCCACCAGGTTTGTCAGCCCGCACACGACGGGAAGTCTTTGGCTCCGGCACACGGCCAGGAACAAAACGAGCCGGTCGCGACACTGCAACCGGCTCCGAATCCACAACCACATACAGGTCGGGATGCTTCAAAACCACACCAACCGCCACATCAAACTCATGCAACGGATCGCCCGGAGACGCACCACGCACACGCAAAAACGGCATCAGGGCCTACCCCTCAGGATCACCGCAGCAGCCCGCGCCGCGTCGTGCCCAAATGCCTCGCCGTACGCCTTATACGCGCGACCGCTAGTCGCAAGCTCACGGACCGTCCTCAGCGAGCTGCGGGCGTCCTCCTCGGTAAGCCCAGCCGCCATCAGCAGGTCCAAAGTGTCATCAATCACACCGCACTCCTCGACTTGAACTCGTACCAAATGTCGATGTAGAACATGCGCGACGTTGGGTCGAAGATGACACCAGACTCGTCAACACCGGTGTCCATCCAGATCGGATCACACACACGATCAGGAACCACCAGCGTCGCGTTCAGCAAGTGCTTCGTACCAACGTCTGCCAGATGCAGAACACCGTCCGCATCGACGGCGACATAACGCACCCGATACGAACACATGCGCGTCGAGTTGTACCGCTGCGACGCCATGAACCGCTCATCGTCATACCCGGGAGCAGTTGGGAACGCGATCACATAGTTTTCACGCACCGCCTGACCCGCAGGCGTCAGACGGACACTTGTCTCAACCTTGCCCGCAAGTTGCGCCGGCTCGGAAAGCTTCGCCTTGAACGCGGCGTACTCTTCCCTCACGCCCCCACCGCCTTAACCGTCGCGTCGAACAACGCAATCTCAAGACCGCGGTAGAAGTCGGGCTCGTTCGCCTTCAACGCGTCACGGCCTGCATGCTGCGGGGCCGAACGAACATCACCCGTCGCATCCTCGACCAGACCAAACGCACCCTGATTGCGAGCCAAGTTTGGGCCGATCTGCGAGCTGATCTCATCCGCAGAGAACATCACATCGAAGTCGATCGACGCGGCATACCCGGACAGGCCAGTTCGCTCAGCGCCCTGAGACCAGTCCTTTTTCATCTCGACCGATGTGTACTTCAATGCCGACACGATGTTGCGGTTCGCCTCAGCCGGAGCATGCGACATATCAGCAGCCAGCTCAGACACTTCGGAGAAGTCGCTGTCAGCCATGCGACCCCCTACGAAAGTTCGGTAACCGGATACCTATGCGCCGTCGTAGCGCCCATCTCCGCAACACCACCAACCGTGAACCACCGACCAGCCAGCCCGTCATCAACAGCGCTCGAGACAACCTCAACAGCGGCGCCCTCATCTACCACAGGCGAACCCGTAGGAATCGACAACACAATGTCCTGCGTCGTCAGCAATTGACTCGCTGAATCACTGTTCCGCGTCGCATTGGCTGTGTACTTCACACGACCCGGACCCTCATAGACGACCGACGCGAGCGAACGCACCGCGTTGCCCGTCTCTTCGTCCGTGGAATCCGTGTACTGCCCGATGCGGACAACCTCGGTCATCAGCGCGTTCGCCGCAGCCCTACCCTCGGCGAGAATGCTGCCAACCGTCACGGGATCGGCACCCAAACATCAGGGTGCAACCAGTAGCCGCTACCTACCGCCGGCCGCGAACGGATCGACCAAGCACCCCCGGCTGCGCCGCTGCCCAGGCCAAGCAAAGCAAGCTCCGCCTCTGTCGCGTACAACGCGCCCGTCGACACCGCCGAATCGCGACGCCAACGGTAGTCATCGATCTGCTCTTCCAGCTTGCCGTCCGGGTTCCGCAGCACCCGCAGCACCATCGTGCACTGCACCTGAACAACCAGTGCAGCGAACGCGTTGTCCGCGCTCACCCGCTCCGGAATGCTCGGCACCTGAGCCACCAAGACGGCCCACGCATCCTCAAGCAGAACCACACCAGCAGCCTGCTCAGCATCGGTGAGGGGACGCAGAGACCTATCTTTCAGATCATCGATCGTCGCAAGTCCCATGACGTCCCCTCACCTACTGCTTACTTCTCGGCCGGCTTACGCGGACCCGTCTTCGGTTTCTCGGCACGGACCCAACCCGCCTGCTCGTAACGCTCGACCAGATCCTCAGGAAGATCGATCGTCGCGGTAGAGCTCGGCGCAGTCAGAACGGTCACGACTGGACCGCGTTCGACAGGCGGGCGAAGTGTGCGATGTCACGCACACGGAACCCGACCTCGAACTCGGCGCGCACCGCGAACATGTTCCGCTGCCAAAGGTTGATCTGCGTACCACCATCGTTGATGGTCGCCTGGGTGCTGATGTCGATCTGGATGTCCTCGACAACACCAATGTGAGCGGAGGTCCAGTCGCCCGCGAAGCCGAGCTGGTTGTCCGTCCCGGCGGTGGCGCCGTTGTAATCCGTCTTGTAGACACCTTGAGTGGTGTACACGGGCGAGCCGAGCAGAGCCGGCACCGCACCATCGGTCTGCACGTTGTTGATGAACAGCGGGCGACCGGTGCTGTCCTCGGCACCGAGCAGAAGACCACGCGCCTGAGGGGAAAGCGCCCAACCATTGAGCACGCCGCCACCAGTGGCGATCGCCTGGTCGGCTGCGACAAGTCCCTTGTAGGTCTTGCCCGCGATACCGACCGTCGCGGCACCGGCCAGAGTGTCGAAGTTCGACCCGGGAGCAGCGCCACCGCCGAAGATCGTCTGGTCCAGCTTGCGGCCAAGGGCCTGCGGAAGCTTGCGGACAACCTCCGCATACAGGCGAGCCTTGTCCCGACGGAACTGGTTCGAGAACGGCACGATGACAGCCATCGTGTACGGGGTCATCAGCTTCGAGCTGAAGGTGGGACGATCGACAGGCTTCTCGTTGGTCTCACCGACCCACTCAGCCTCCGGCTCGCCCGTGATGATGTCCACGGACATGCCCGCGCCGGGCAGTGCCACCCGCTGCGCAAGCTGAAGCGCAGCCGAAGAATACTCTGCGGCCGACCAAATTTCTGCGGACTGCTCAGGCGTCAGGGTGACACCCGTAGTGGTCCGGTTGACGTCAATTCCAGCCATGACCCCTCCTTATGGGGTTAAAGCCCCGATGCCTCGAGCTGACGCGCGAAGGCCTGGGCATTCGATGTAGGACCCGTCTTGTCCTTGGGGCCCTGGGACGGGTCCGCCTTAGGAAACGGGCTAGGAGTGTTGTCGGGGATAAGCCCGCGGAGACTTTCGGCATCCGACTTGAAGGAATCCGCATCGGTTCCTTGCAGTCGAGCAATGAGGTTCTTCGGCAGACCCTCGTCGATGCCAACCTCAAGGCGTGTAATCGTCAGATCACGCGCACCAAGATCAGTCCTCAGGGACGCGTTCGCGCTCTCAAGTTCCTTGATCCGAGCCTGAGCCTTCTCGAGCTCAGACTTGCCCGCATCCTCAAGCTGCTGAAGCTTCACCGAAGCCGCCTTCAGCGCCTTCTCCGCATCCTCAGCGCGCTTGCGCTCTGCCACCAGGGCCTGCTTGCCTGCGTCTCCAAGAGCCTCGGGATCGCCCCCAGGCTTGTTCTCTTCCGACATGTGTTTCTCTCCTTGAATCGCTCAAGTAACCGGCATGGCATCGCGCCATGTCGGGGTCTATGGGGGGGTCAGCTAACGCTGATCCCTTTCGACCGGTAGAACGCGTCAGCAGCGGCACGATCGGCCTGCTTCTGTAGAGCGCGTTTCGCTACCCAGTCGTTGTTCGAGTAGTCCCATTGGGCCTCGAGGTACCCGGCGTCGCGGAGCAGTAGCCGCCGCGTATCGACGTCATCGGTAAGCCCGACGATTGACTCGGGCATGAGCCGGGGCCGATTCACTCGCGAGTACCTGCCAGACCCGCGACTAACGGGCGAGCCCAGGCCCTCTTGCGTCCGACCGAACCGGCCCCGACGCGTCGTGCCCTCTTGCGTGACGTACCCGTAGATGGGGGAACCGTCACGATTGCGGCCAATGACTGAACGTTGAATCCGCGCCGGACCATAAGTGATGGCGCCGTCCATCTGTTGACGGTTCGCACCACGCCGCGCATTCACAACGGGTATCGGGTCCGCGCCGAGCCTGATCGCCTCCGCGCCAGCCTTCGTATAGATGCGTTCCTGCTCATCCGGCGACAAAGAATCGAAGTGCTCCTGCGCCGACGCGTGGAAACCATCAGGGATCGCATCCGGACGCTTCAACGGGACCGTCGAACACTTGCACCCGGGATGCCGCTGAAAGCTAGACGTAAACCGCGTCGAACCAGCCAGCACAGCACACCGCGAGCAGGCTCCCGGGTTCACGAGGCGCACATAGAACGTGTACCCCTTGCCCGTCGCCGCAGCCAACGACCCCGACCGCTCAACATCCGCGATCGCAGTCTTCGCCATCACCGTCAAATACGAACCGCCGACAACCATCGCATCAGCCAGCGAAGAGCCGGCAGCGATTGCCTCTTTCGTCGTCGTAACCGCACCGAACAGCAGGCTCGCAAGCGAACGGCCACTACCGTCAACACCACGGAACGCCTCAGGAACCAGCACCTCACCGCGCGCACCATCGGCACGGGCAACCGACTGAGTAAGACGACCCATGCCAGCCGCATTCGACACCGAAGCAGCCGCCACGGCCTGCTCAATCCGCGGACCAACCAACGCCCACGAATCATCCAACTCAGACGGCTCAACCTGACGCCACAACCGCAACGAAACCGCAGCCGCACGATCCGACCGAGCAATAGCCCGATCCTGCGCCGCCTGCGCTTCCGTCACGACACTCATCAGGCTCCCTGGTCAACGAACCTCTGCACGCCCGAAGTGAACGCCTGCTCAAAATCACCAGTCCGACGCTCACGCATCGTGGTAATCGCAGCCGGAGTCTCCCCCAGTCGCTCCTGAGCCGTCTCCCAATCGATCAGGCCCACCTGATACCGCTTCACGATCGCGTCAGTCATCTGACTGATCGTCGGCGTACCAGCATCACGCCAGATCGTCTCGAGCTTCCGCGCACCCTCATCCCACTCGCCGGTACGGAACCGGTACACAAGACGCTGCACAGACTCCCAACCATGACCAAACGACGTCTGCTTACGCTCAGCGTTCTTGATCAGACGCGTCTCGCCAGCGCGCTGGCCCTCCGCAGACGGAGGGTTATTCGTGTTCAGACCGAAATACTCAATCGGCAGTGACGTCACACCAGACGCCTGACGTGCATACACGTTCACGATCGTCTCAATGTTCGCCATGTCGGCAGCATCGAACTGGAACGTCTTCGCGTCCTTATTCGCCATCGCCCACACGGAACCGAAATACGTCTCCCACGCGGACAGCGGCTTGCCATCCTGGTCAACGAAATCGCCCTTAGTCGCCCCCAGCACACCACGAGCCGGCGCCACCATCGTCTCCTGCAACAGCTGAGCATTCGTGATCGCCCGAGACGCCGAATCCGCAATCGGAATCACATCCGACATCTCCGAAACACCCTCAAGGATGCTGTCACGACGACGCGTCGCCCGATTACGGTTCACCAACGCCACAACCGGGACAGCACCCAAATTGTGAACATCCGGGGTGAACTCATCCACCCAAACCGAACCATCACGCACAAGCCAACGCGTCACATTCGGGCGATACCACGTAATCCGCTGATCCAACCCACCCTGCGAATCATAAGACCGAATCGCAGACGTAATCCGATGCGTCCGAGGATCACGAACAGCCACCATCTCACGCGGCGACTCCACCGTAATCAGCGGAAAATCGCGGTCCTGATCATTCGTACCAACACACACATACGAACGCTCAAGAGCCAACGCATCAATATGAGCAAACGACTGCCGCTCATCCATGTTGTTGTACTGCCACACGTCCCACAGGTACCGATCCGGCTTTCCATCGCCCGTACGGAACCCCTGAACATCCAGGCGCCGCTCAACAGCATCCACAACAACACGAGGCCAATTCAGCACCACCGAAAACGCTTCGAGCTCCGGCGGGATCGCCAAACCCAGCATCTTCAACCGATGAACGCCCTCATAAATGTCGTTCAGCTTCTCGATATCCACCCGGGCAGACATCAACGTGCTCTGCATGTTGTTCACCAGCGAGGCTTCCGTTACGGAGAGTGCCATCTGTACCCCTCTCAACGGAACACAACGACTCGGTTATCCACGGGCGAATATCCGGACGCCAGCGCATCGCTGGCAGCTTCATGCGCGAGCACAGAGCTCATCGCAAGGTCGATCTTCTGCGTCTCGGACGCTTTGAAGATCAGATACGACGGGTACGGCGGGCGGGCCACCTCGACGGCGTTGCGAATGTGCGTAGCCACCATCGGGTTGCCGTCGTGCGAGAACGACGAATCGGGCGCAAGCACGTCCGTCTTGAACCGCTCGAGCGCCGCGTACATGGGCTTCGGGCGGTACGTCTCCCACCGGAAGACACGACCCTGGTAGCGGCCCTCCAGATCATCGATCTCTGACTGCCAGAACGGCGGGTCGAAATACGCGCGCACCACATCGAACGTGTCGAAGATCTCCTCGAACGCGGACATGACCTCAGACCGCGGGATACGACCGCCATACTGTGCCGGATCCCAGATCGTCAGGCGACCACCGTGATACGAAGGCGTGAACTGATACCCGTCCAACGTCTCCGCGCGGATACCAGTCCAGTCGTCCTTGTCCGAACCGTCGAAGCCGAGCACGATGGCAGTACGGGGGGCCACAATCCGCGGCCCGCCAGCAGGAAGCTTCGCCTCCCACCGCGCCGACTCGATCCAAGCGCCAGAACCAGCAACAATCCGGTTCCCAAAGAAGCGCTCAGCGTCAGCAGGGTCTTTCTCCATCAGCTCCGCAGCCTCAGCCTCGATCGCATCGACCGAAACCCACGGCGCCGCGCGGTAGTTGAAGGCAAAGATCTTGCGCCGCTCAGCCTTGTTCTTGAACGAAAGGTGAGCCGGCGGCTGTTGGAAGTCCTTATTGATGTCCGTCGCCGCGGCCTCATACGTGCGCTGAGCAACAGAATCCTGCGCAGGATCCCACGAGTTGGTCGTCTCGATCGAACGCCCACCCATGCCAGCAAGACCACGACGCTGCGTCTTCGCCAGCTTGTGACCACCATTCGACTCGAGCCACAACCCCGTCTCATCCTGCGCGGCAAAAGTGATGCGCTGACCAAGACGAGAGTTAGCCTTCGACGTCACAACATCGATGCGGCCCCCACCCGGGAGACGAATGAACTCCTCACCAGTCTTCGGAATCAGATCCGCCAACGGCCCCTTGTCGATCATCGGCCGCAACGCGTCATACGTGTTGTCCGTCTGATCCTCGGAAGTGGCAGTGATCTGAATCAACGGAGTCGCCCAAGCGCGACCCATGGGCTCGCCCTCGTCGTACTCGTACCACCACCCGCAACCGCAACCATGATCGCGGCAGTCGTACACCTCGCCGCCCTCAGCGCGACCCGCGAAGATCGCGGGGCCAACACCCTCTACGCACACAAAAGCGGCAATCAGAGGCGACTTACCCCACTTCTGCGACCGAACCAACTGCGACCGGCGGTAAACAAACGCATCCGCCGGCTTCACAACACGGTCAAGAGACACACCACGCCTGACGCTGTAATGATTAGCCACGAACGCAAACTGCTCAGCACCCAACGTGAACTGACGGCCAATATCCTCGCCATCAGGGATGACGCAATGCGCCTCAACCCACGCCGGAACCACACCTAGGGTGTCAGTTGCCTCCATTGACGGCCTTCAACCGGTCCTTCACAGTCGGACCCTTCCGAGCCGGAGCAGACCGCTTCTCAGCAACCTCATCCGACGCAAACTTCCACCGCAGGGAATTCATGCCAACCGTCGACAAACCCAGCTCAGCCTCCATGCGCAGAACAGGCGCAATCAGCCCCACCGGAGCATCCTCAGCCGCGACCGAACGAAGATAGGCGCGCACATACGCAGCCACCTGATACTCAAGGCCAAGATGCGACCACATCGACGCCTGCGGCTTCACCCACAGCCGCTCCCACAACTCCCGCTCAGCATCAGCCAAAGCAGGAAGAGGACACGGCGGAACGACGCCCAAGAACGAAGCAGGAAGAGTCAGCCAATCCTTGTCGCCGGCACGATCACGACGCAGCGCGTTCGGGTCAGGTGCAGGCCCAGAGCGCGCTCGAGAGCCACCAGAAACCATCGAACACACCTCCAAAACCAGTCGTCCAGAAACCTTTGAACCCGGCAGACGAAAAGTTTCCCTCCCCGGCGGTCCGGCATGAGG